CACTCCTGATGTTCCACTATGGTATTAGTATCTTGTGTTAGAAACTTATCTAGCACATGTTCTAGTGGTAAAGCATTATACACCCACTTGACTATACTTGTCAAGTTTTTATTTGAAATGAGGTTATATTATGGAAAAACTAGATAAAATTCTAGAATTATGGTCGGTTGATTCTGAAATGGATAAAACACAACCAGGCAACGAACTTATCAATATATCAAGATTACACCACAAATACCTAACAATACTAGTAAAGCATAAAGTGGCATCCAAAACAGCACACTTCAAATACATAAGTATGCGCAAAACTAGAGGTGAATGGTATATGGGTAAATTATCACAAGATGATCTGGAGCTAAATTGCTGGGAACCATCACCTCTTAAAATACTGAAAACCGAGCTAAACACATACCTCGATGCCGATGAAATACTAATTACAATGCTACAGAGAAAGTCATATCATGACGAATGTGTATCCATAGTTGATTCTATTATGGCCCAGATTAAAAACAGAAACTGGGAATTAAGATCATTTATAGATTGGACCAAATTCCAAAGTGGAAACTAAAAATACAATAGGAAACAAACGAAATGGTTGACATAATAATTTCTAAGCGCAATGAGGTATATGCTAAGATTTCGTGCGAGAGAGCTATATCACAAGAATTAAGCGAATCACTCACATTTATGGTGCCAGGATATCAGTTTATGCCATCATACCGTAATAAAATATTCGATGGAAAAATTAGGCTACTTAACACCAATACCAATCTTATATATTTTGGGTTAATACCATATGTGGAAAAATTCTGCATGTCAAATGGATACACATATGAATATGACGATACTCGAGCTGACTTAGAGGATGCGTTCTCACTAAAGACGGCCATGCAGTTTTTTAATGATCTAAATTTACATGCACACGGCAATCCAATAAGCGTCAATGACCACCAAGTTGTTGCGTTCATACATGCTATGCAAAAGAAAAGAGCTTTGTTGTTATCACCAACAAGTAGTGGCAAGAGCTTAATAATCTATTTGATTTTTCGACAATTGCTTGAGTATCAGGATCTAAAGGGTCTAATTATAGTACCAACAGTGAATCTTGTATCTCAGTTATTTTCGGATTTCGAAGATTATTCCAGCCATAATGGGTTTGATGTAGAAAGCAATACACACAAAGTGCATAGCGGTCAATCTAAAATATCAGATAAGAAGCTTATAATATCAACCTGGCAATCAATATTCAAAGAAGACGATAGTTATTTTGATCAATTTGATTATGTTATCTGTGACGAAACCCACTTAGCAACAGCAAATTCTATAAAAGGTATAATGGAAAAACTTAGAAATACCAAATATCGTATAGGGTTAACCGGAACATTATCCGGAGCTAAAACTCATCAATGGGTGCTGGAGGGATTATTCGGAACAGTCAAGAAAGTAATATCAACAAAAGAGCTTATTGATAAGAAACAAATAGCAGATCTTAATATAAAGTGTCTAGTACTTAAGCACCCAGATGAGAGTTGCGCAGCATTAAAAGATTGCACATACCAAGAGGAAATTGAATATATAATAGCCAACGATATGCGCAACAATTTCATTAAAAATCTAGCGGTTAGTATGAATAATAACACCCTAGTGTTGTTCCAGCTCGTAGACAAACACGGTAAAATACTGTATAATCTTATTAAGAACTCGAAGCAAATAGGTGAAAGAAAAGTATTCTTTGTTCATGGGGGTACAGCTACAGATGATCGAGAAAATATTAGGAAAATTGTTGAAAATGAAACCAACGCAATAATAGTCGCATCATTTGGAGTATATTCTACAGGAGTTTCGATTAGAAATCTACACAATATAATTTTCGCATCACCAAGCAAGAGTCGTGTTAGAAATCTTCAGAGCATCGGTAGGGGGTTACGACAATCAGAAGGCAAGGAAACAGCAACGCTATATGATATTGCAGATGACATTAGATACAAAAAACACATAAACTTCACCCTCAAACATTTTATTGAGAGAACTAAAATATATACCGAAGAGAAATTTAAATTTAAAATATATAAAATAGGACTAAAGTGATGGATGAGATTAAACTAATACGACTGCAGTGTGGTACTGACATTATATGCGAGTACTTGAATATTGGAAATTCTTGCTTTATCAAGAACCCAATGACTGCTTTTATGGATTATACCGAAGATGATTCAACACTTATACTAAAGCATTGGTCACCGGTCGAGCTTATCGAGATGGACGATACAATAATGGACATTAAGGACGTGTTATGTGTGTTTACACCAACAGAGCAGCTTATAGAATTCTACACTAGAATCGTGTCAGAAGAGGATGATGACGTGATGGATAGTGTTGATGATATAATCGATAAGAATAACAATAGAATACATTAAGAAATAGCGAAGCTACCGACACGCAGTGTCGGGTGTATTAACACATGTATTAACACCTGTGCTATACACCGCTTCGCGGTCAGTCGTTTCACTCCTGATGTTCCACTATGGTATTAGTATCTTGTGTTAGAAACTTATCTAGCACATGTT